TTAGATAATTTCTCATGCAAGAAAATAAAAATTTAGTAGAAGAGGCGCTCATTCAAATGAAAAATGTTGAAGAGGCTATCGCCGAGAATGCAAAAGGAATACTTGCTTCAACTATGAAGGAAGAAATCAACCAATTAGTAAAAGAATCTCTTTCTGAACAAGATGAGATTGAAGACGACGAAGTTGAAATGTCTACAGACGTGGATGACACAGAAATGGACATGGATACTGATAAAATGGATGATTTTTCAGACGAAATTGAAATCGACTTTGAAAATGAACCCGAAACTCAAGATTTAACCGGTTTACCCAACGACGAACTTTTCAAAATCTTCAAACGTATGAATCCTGAGGATTCAATCACCGTAGTAAAAGATGGTAATAATTTACACATCACTGATGATGATTCTGATGTTGAGTATTTAGTCAACATGGGTGAGTCTAAAAACAAAAGACAAACTATGAAAGAAGAAATGGAAGAAGCAACAATCGATGACATTATGGCGACTTTATTCGATGAACCAGGAACTGAAATGGAAGTTGACGTAGATTCTATGGAAGATGATACTGAAACTGAAATGGACGTTGACGTCGATTCTGACGAAATGGAAATGGAAGATGAAGTCATGTATGAAATCGAACTAGGAGAAGATGACGATGAAGCTGATGATGAAGCTGATGATGAAGCTGATGATGAGGCCGATGAAATGGCTGAGTCGGATGATTTAGAAGAAGCTGATGATTTAGAAGAGTCAGATGACCTAGAAGAATCAGACGATTTGGAAGAAGCTGATGATTTAGAAGAATCAGACGATTTAGAAGAAGCTGATGATTTAGAAGAGGGTAATTGGGAAGAGTCTATTGAGGAGTCTTACAATCACAAGAAAGCGATAAAACCTAAAGGTGTTGGAATTGGTAAAGGTCCAAAGTTCTCATACAAGACAACTGCAAAAGGTGGTTTCAAAGAGGACAAAAAAGAAGGTCCTAAAACTATGGGAACTGGTAAGGCTAAATTCGAATACAAGAAAGGTGCTAATATGGAAGGTAAATCCAAGAAAGTTGAAACCAAAGAAGGTCGTCAGGGATACAAAGATAAAGAAGATGAAAAATTGGGAATGAAGCATGGTAAAACAGCTATGAAGCATCTCAAAGGTTCACATTCTAAAAAAGAAAAGTCTCGTAGAGATGACGCGGGTTTCGAAAAAAGAGAAACTAAAGAAGCGGCAAGAACTTACGGTATGGGTTCTAAAGAAGGTAGAGGTCTAAGAAAAGGCATCACCAACAATAGAAACTTTGTGTATGGTTCTAATGGTGTGAAAGTAGAATCTCTTGAAGCAGAAGTTAGTATGTTGAGAGAAAAAAATGATGAGTATAGAAAAGCATTAAATGTGTTTAGAGAAAAATTGAACGAAGTTGCAATCTTCAATTCAAATCTTGCATACGCAACTAGACTTTTCACTGAACACTCAACAACTAAAAAAGAAAAAATAAACATCCTCAGAAGATTTGACGGAGTTGAAACTTTGAAAGAATCTAAAAATCTTTATAAAGCAATCAAAGACGAATTATCAACTGAAGAAACTAAACCAATAACTGAAGCTGTTGAAACAAAATTAAATAAGAATGTTTCTTCAGGTTCAGCAGTGAATCTTATAGAGTCAAAAACCTACGAAAATCCTCAATTCTTGAGAATGAAAGATTTGATGAGTAAGATAAACTAAAAATAAATCAAAAAAATAAAATAATACTACAATGGGAGCATTATTAGAATCAGGTCTTGTTGGTAACATCGGGTTAAAACACCTTAAAGTTATCAAAGAAGACACAATCGGAAAATGGGACAAATTAGGATTCTTAGAGGGTCTTAAAGGTCACATGAGAGAAAATATCGCGCAGCTTTATGAAAACCAAGCTAGCTATTTGATAAACGAAGCTTCAACGACATCTGACACAGGTGCGTTTGAAACTGTGGTTTTCCCTATCGTTAGAAGAGTATTCTCTAAATTGTTAGCTAACGATATCGTATCTGTACAGGCTATGAACTTACCAATCGGTAAATTGTTCTATTTTGTACCTAACATTCAGAGCTATAGTGATACTCCATCACTTCCAGGTCTTTCAGAGCACTACGCACCTTATGGAGCACCAGATGGTCCTGATTCACCAAATAAAGGTTATAACTATAACGATGGAAGAGACCTTTATGATAGATTTTATGAAGGTAACGAACCAGCATTAGACCCACCAGGTTTATTTGACTACTCAAAAGGTTCATTCTCAACAATTACATCGGCAGTTACATCAGTTGTTACAGCAGCTTGGGATAATACTACGTTGAATTTAGTACCAAGCAATTACAACACAACTACTCCGATTGTAGGTAACTCAGCAAGTAACTTCAGAAAAGTTCTTGTAATCATGAGTGGATTCGCACAAGCAGCTGCTGGTAAATTGATTGGTCCTGATGGTAACCCAATTGACACAGAAGCATTCTTGTCTGATTTGACAATTTATGGTGTTTCTAGCAACACAACTACTGCGGGTGGTGGTCCTTATCTTTTCAGAGTAGTAACTCAAAGATATGGTAAGGGTATCGTAGAATACGGTGACAACAATGCTCGGTTAGACTTCCCGAATTCTTTAACTGATGGTGGTCAGTATGATAACATTTGTGATGTGAATGGCAACATTTACTTGGAAATCGACCTTCAAGTTCCAACATGTATTACTTGTGGACCATCTATGGACGGTTATACAGGTTCAACATTCTCATCTAACACTGATTCGAACAACGCATTTACAGCAACTTATAGACTCTATAAGAACTTAGAATTCGAAGATAAGATTGGTGAGGTTTCATTCGACCTTATGTCAGTGACAGTTTCTGTAACTGAAAGAAAATTGAGAGCTCAATGGTCACCTGAAATGGCACAAGACGTCGCGGCATTCCACAACATTGACGCTGAAGCTGAATTGACAGCTTTATTGTCAGAGCAAGTTGCTGCTGAAATCGACAGAGAAATCTTGAGAGACCTCAGAAAAGGTGCGGCTTGGAACTTGAGATGGGATTACAACGGATGGAAGAGATTAGGTAACGGTACTGGTGCTGTTTCTTATACTCAAAAAGACTGGAATCAAACTTTGATTACTGCAATCAACCAATTGTCGGCACAAATTCACAAATCTACTTTGAGAGGTGGTGCTAACTGGATTGTTGTGTCATCTGAGGTTTCTGCAATTTTTGATGATTTGGAATATTTCCACGTATCAAACGCGGCTCCTGAGCAGGACCAATATAACATGGGTATTGAAAGAGTAGGTACTCTCGCTGGTAGATATCAAGTTTACAGAGACCCTTACTTCCCACCAAACCAAGTGTTGATTGGACACAAAGGAACATCGCTTCTTGACACAGGTTACATCTACGCACCATATGTACCATTACAACTTACTCCAACAATGTATAATCCATTCCACTTCACACCAATCAAAGGTATCATGACTAGATATGCTAAGAAAATGGTGAACAACAGATTCTATGGTAGAATCACAGTTGATGGTGTTAGAACATTCGATTTGAAAGAGTTGAGATAATATGGTCTAACCAAAAATATAAAAGGGTCCCTCGGGACCCTTTTTTTATTCTATTATTTTTTTTGAAATTTCAGAGTTTAAAACCGCTAAAGATTTAGATATTAGTTCAGTTTCAATCATTGTGAAAGCACCTTTTTCATATGCGTATTCCAAGGATTTAGTGATAAAAATAATTGATTGTTCCAATGTTAAATCGTCTATTAAATTTCTTAAATCTATAGGAGAATTGTATCCGATAGATTGAAACAAGTATCCAATTGGTTGATTATTAGTTTCCATATTTAAATTTTGAGATATTTATAAATAATAATCGATTGGAATGAGAAAAACAATAAAAGAGGCTACAACATCAGCTAGCTCGGGTAAATTCAAAGTACCTGTAGTGTTAGCACCTCAAATTTGGAAAGACAATCAATTGGGCCCCTTCACGGATAAAGTTTATCATTATGATAATGCAGAATTGGCTTATGAAGAAGCGGATGGTGATTATTTAGAGTCACCTGAAGAAAGAGAAGAAATCGAAAATAAAACTGATAAAATTTCTCAGGTGGACATGTATCTCAAACAATTTTACACAGGACAAAATGATGAAGAGGGGTCTGCTTTGAACCCCACAATGTCTGGTTTACCTCCTGAGGTGGCTGATTTGGTGAATCAAACTTTGGAGGAACAACTAATCAAAGAAGATTTAGCCGTGTGGTTCGGAACGAAAAAAAAACCCAAAGGAAGTAAACAACCTAAAGGTCCATGGGTGAATATATGTAGAAAGGAAAATGGTAAACATCCCCCTTGTGGTAGAAAAAATGCATCATCTAAGGCATATCCGAAATGTAGAGCCGTTCATGTTGCTTCAAAAATGAGTGATTCCCAAAAAAGAGCTGCCTGTCAGAAAAAGAGGAATGCTGAAAAAAAGGAGCCTAAAGTTGGTAAAGGTAATAAACCGACGATGTCTTCATATATGCCAAGAAAGGAATCTTTGGAAAGATTGATTAGGAGAATAATTAAAGAGAATTATTAGTCACCCTTTTAAGAATATCCTCTAAGGAATGTTGAATATTACTTCTCATTTCTTTTTCGAGAACTTCT